TACCGGGGTTGCGATAGGGGCGGAATCCCACGGATCAGCCATTACGGTTTCCTTCTAATGGACCCATCAGGGGCCTTGAAAACAGCGCCTGACGGGAGAGCTGCGTAGCTCGCTGCGTCTGACACTGCGACTGGTTGGTAAGCCCCAGAGCCCGTGCTGCCACCTGTGTTGCTGGTTCCGCTGGTGGCGAAGCCTGTAGGTGGCGCTGGGTTGGCCTTGTTGACCTGGGACGCTTGGAAGTCGCGGATCTTCTGAAGGATCTCGCCCTGCTGTTGGAGCCAGGGGATGATGACCTTCTGACGGTCTGCGGTCGGAGCCGGGACGTCCGAGTTCAGGAAGCCCGCTTGTTTGTCCGTGATGGCACCCTTCTTCAGCGCGTCCTGCACAAGCGAGGCGTCGACGGTGGCACGCTGGATCGTCAAGTTTCCTTGGGCCGAGCTGGAGCCTAACGTCTGCGCGAGCTGAGGGAACGCAGCTGCGAGGCGCGGGAACGCCGAGGGGTCGTCGGCCTGAGCCTGAGCCGTGGCGATAGCACGCTGGTTCGCTGCCAGAGCCTGTTCGGTCTGGGTGAGCTTCGCCTGGTAGTCCCGAGCGTTAGCCCGGTCGTCCTGCGCCTGTTGAGCCTGGGACTTGAGGTTCTGCCCCACGACCGTCTTGATGAGGCCAGCCTGGTTGATGAGCTGCTGCTTGCCCAGGAGGAAGTCCTGAACCTGCGAGTTCGGCACCACCTGGGGGGTGGGCTCTCCAGGCATCTGGACCATCGAGAACGTCCCATCGGCCAGCGGTGTGACCTTCGGGGTGTTCAGGTCGCGCTGCTGGTTGAGCGTGCCATCGAACGTGTTGTTGAACGCCGAGCCTGCTGCACCGAGTCCCTTCTGCAGGTTGTCCGCACCCAGCATGGCCGAACCAGCGGCAATCAAGCCGTTGTTCATTGACATGTTCGGGTCCGTGGCCTGCCTCTGGAACATCGCCTGGATCGGGGACATCTGGGGACCCTGGGGCGCTTGTATGGCAGCGGAGACCGGCGTTTGCGGTGACCCCTGGGGAGCCATTGCTTGCGACAGCGGTGTCGAGTCCTGAGGAGCCTGAGGGTTCGCCATGGCGTAACTCAGGTACGAGGGCATCGCCCCAGCTGCGGGGTTGGGAGTCCCGTTCTGGTAGTCCTGCATCGCCTGCGCAAGATACGAAGGCAACGAGGGGTCGTTCGGGTTGCCCGTGAGGTACCCCGGGATCCCCGCTGGGAGGTTGAAGTTGTAGTCAGCCATGCGAGTTCCTTAGCCTCCGTATCCGAATGCGCCCAAACCTGCAGGAGCTGAAACGCCGTAGCTAGGATCTGCGGTGGATCCAGAGGGCATCGAGAAGTTGTAGCCCGTCGAGCCGCCACTGGTGTCCCCATAGCCCCCGAGCTTCGAGGCAGCTCCATAGCCCATCATCCCGGCACCCAGAGCACCTTGAATGGATGCTGCGGTCTGGTTCGGGCCAATCGGGTTGACGGGTTGGCCTCCCCACTTACCGTTGATCACATTCATGTACTGTCCGATAAGGTTAAGAGGCGTTTGCTGCTGTTCGGTGAACTGCTGCTTCGCGGCGTTGTCGAGGTTCTGTTGCTGCGTCTGGTACAGCCCTCCCGCTGCGTTCAGCTGGTCGAAGTTGTTGCCGTTCGCCTGCTGCCCATTGAGGAGCGCGGTGTTTCCGAGCGCGTATGCGTTACCCACTTGCGAGTTAGCGTTAAGGGCGTTAGTGGCATTCGTGTTGTACTGCGACTGTGCCGTCTGCATCCCCGTGTTGAAGAGCTGACTGCGTATGTTCGCGGACGTCTGGGCCATCTGCTGCGATGCGTTGCGCTGCAGGATCGCCTGGGCAACCCCGGTTCGCGTAGAGTCCGTGTTCCCGTTCCCAGCAGCCTGAACGGCTAGAGATGGGAGCTGCGTTTCGTTGAGGTTCCGCGAGGCGTCCAGGTTCGCTGCGTTCACCATCTGGGTAGCCATATCGCTGTTCGCGAGCTGGTTACCGTAGTTCATGAAGCTTTGCGTGGGGTCCTGCTGTGCCTGAGAGAGGAGCGACTGTGCGTTCGAACCGTAGGTCGAACCAGCGCCCGTCAGTCCCATTCCGGTGTTGTAGAACTGGTTGGCCGTGTTGTAGCCGTTCCCGTTCGCGTAAGCTGCAGTCTGATCGGCACCTTGGGTCTGGTACGGATTCAGGCCGGCAACTCGCTCACCGTTGTACGCCCCGTTGGTGCCCATTCCGAGTGCCTGGTGCAGGGCGTCTTGAGCAGGCTGGAATTCCCCGGAGATGTACGGCTGCGCGGCAGACCAGGGGCTATTGGCGGCTTCAGCAGCGGCCTTTTGCCCATCGGCCTGAGTGCCTGCTGCCATATTGCCAGCGACACCGCCAACCACAGCAGCACCGACCGCTGCTGCCGCGACGTGCATCCTGGAGAGGCTAAGTGCGGGGCAAAGGAGTTTGAGGAGAGTCTTGATCATTGAGGACCTTGGTGTAGAGCCTCTCGGTCTCATGAAAACCCAGCCGCTCGAAGATGCGCCCCATGTCGAGGTGCAACTTGGTGCCCGTGAAGAGCTTCTTGACGCCACGCGCCTTGAGGGTCTTCTCCACGTACTTGAACAGCTTGACGCCGACCCATCCCTGCCGGTGTTCCGGTTGGATGTAGTACACGTCAGTGAAGCCGTGTAGGTCGTTCTTGTAGTGGAGGTGGGGCCGAACGATGGTGATGTGATACCCGGCAATCTTTCCTGCCTCTCTGGCAGTGACGATATGCAGGGCACCGGAATCAGCAAATGCTTCGTACGACTGATAGTCGGGGGCGAGCTTGATGGAGTCGCGGTTAATTGCGATCTCCTCCCAATGTGCTGGCCACAGGACTTCCATCTCGGCGACAATGTCCCGCCACTGCTCTACTTGGTAGGTAATCACGGCTTCGAGGTCCGGATGTCCACGACCATGTGAATACGGTCGCAGGGGGAGTTGTTGATCACTTCATGCTCTTCGGCGTTCTGGAACCACCAGGTCTCTCCTGGGGCCATGTAGACGTCCTCATCGCCCGTGCGGAAATACACTCCCGGGGCACTCTGGAGAACCACATGAAAGCGGTCCCAATACTGCGCATGAACCGGCGTATCGGCGTGCGGGAAAATGCGGCCGCCTGGGGAGATCTTGTTGACGATCACCCGCCCTAGCCGTTCGCCACCCACACGGGCCATGAGACCCATGACGATGGGGCGGGCTTCCGGGAGGGACTTGTAGACCTCCTGGTCGACACATTCGTGCTGATCGAAGTTGGCCATGTGCTTCGCTAGCGCCTCTTCGGTTTCATGCACCGAGCGTGGCGGGAAGCGGAGGATGATCGACTCAATCTGACCGAACGGCCCTTGCGGGTAGTCACGCAGATACGTGTCCTCTTTCCAGAGATGGGGGCGACGTTGGATTGCCAGGTTCAGCGGGACGGTGTCAAGACCGCTCGCAAGGCGCATAAAGTTTTTCATTACTCTCTCGTTGAATGGTTACGTCACCCGCGCAGCAAGTTGCGTCAGCGCGGAGTTGATTGCCGCTACCGATCGCTCGAGCTTCTTTAGCTCCTCGTTAAGCCATGTGGCTTCCGATCCCTTGAGTGGGGGCTGTGCCGCGCGGACGTAGTTTTGAAGTGGGACGTTTAGGATGACCGCCATGACTTACCTCCGGGACATCGACTTGATCTCGCAATCCATGCCAGAGATCTGGAAGTTGGAGATCGAGCTGGTGCCGATCTTGTAGGCGAGGTAGCGGCCCGATACCATCATGTCGATCTTGTAGTCGCTAGACGGATTGAATGGAGACTTGGACCTGTAGTTGGGGGTCTGCTCAGGGAGATCCGAGGAGCCGAACTCAAACGTGAAGGTTCCCGTGGCATCATCGAAGTACGCCTCAGGTACAGCGCTCTGCACGGTCTTGTATGATCGCAGCGGGAGTCCCTGGGTATCCATGGACACTCCGACACGTTCCACGTAGGCTGGCTTGAGGGTCTCGGGGTTCGCCGGGAGGTTGACCATACCTACCGTTGGGAGGTCAATGGCGTAGACGGCAGTATCCGAGAGTCCCTTGGACTGGTCATACACTCCGAGCATGATCGACAGCTTCGGCGTGCCCCCACCGGAGAATGACGTGTAGGACGTGTTGTACAGCGAGTAGCTGTTCGTGGCGTCCCCGAAGAGATCCTTGACCAACGAGGCGTTAGCCTCCGCTCCCCCAACGATGTTAGGGAGATCCATGAAGGACCAGGTGTCGTCCTTGTAGTTGTACGTCGCGGCCTGGTTACAGAACGTGGTGCCTGCGAATGAGGCTTCGTCCTGCAGCGTCGCATAGCAGAAGTGCAGCAGCTTGGACACGGAGTCGTGTGCCACGAAGCAGAACCCTTGCTTGTTCCTGTCCAGTGTGTTGTAGATTCGACGCCTTACTCGACCCTCAGCAATCGACTGGCGGGATAGCCCGTCTGTAACGTAGATGTCGTTGTCGCCGAACACGTAGTGCTTGCTTTCTACCTCGACCACGCAGTTGGTGTTGAGTACGCCACCCTCGAAAGGGAGTCGCCGGAAGTTGAAGACGTTAAGATCTCCTGAGTACTCCATGAGCCAGATCTGGTTCTGCGAGTAAATCAGGAAGGCTTCGCCCAGGGCGAGACCGTCTCGGATCGGGTTCTTCATATCTCCGATTACATTCTCACCTGCCACGTAGTTCGTGTTGGCGGGGTCCCATTGGAGGCCACTTACGGCGGTGGAGTACTGGATTGGGTTCGACCACTTGACCATCGTCGGGTAGTCGACGCCGTTCTTGTTCATGCCCAGGCAGATACAGTAGCCTTTGAATCCCCGCACAATACTTGCGGTATCCGTGGCGACCCAATCGCCGCCCATCAGGGAGTAGGTGGAATCGTGCTTGATATTCCGCGCGTATGGGCGCATCCCTGTGCGGGCCAGGAAGGACAGCCCAGCGACCTGGGCATGGCTCCATGGGTTGTCGTTGGTGACAGTTCCAGACGTTGGGGTCTGGAAGGACATCACATTGCCAGGGTAGGCACGGATGGTTCCATCGTTGTCTGCCACGAACACCGTCTCACCGGCAGAGGGGTCGGTGTAGCTACCGACAAAACGAGCAGCATTAGAACTGCCGCCCTCAGCAGAGTCATAGACGTTCGGGTTTGCATCGTAGGTTCCTGCGGCCGCATCGTAGGAGAGCGCCGAGCGGATTGGGTTGAAAAGCTCTTTGAATACCGGAGCACGCTGTACGCGCCCCTCTGAGAAGATGACGTTGTTCGCCGCCGAGAACGCATTGGGCGGTAGGTCATACGGGCTGGCGTCGGTGATAACCCCCACGCCCCCGAGCTTGCGAAGCGGGAGGTTAGCCATTTACAGTTTCATGATGTAGGCGAGCGCCAGGTACGGAGGAAGACAGGTGTGCGTGTGGTCGCCAACCTGGTTTATCGTGTGGGTGTGCCCGTTCGTGGTAACCCCCGAGACGACCGTGGCCCCGGAGCCTGCAGCAACCGCTAGGTTCGACACGGTGAGTGATGCCTGCGCAGTGTTCTCGGTGTGCGTGTGGGTACCGCCGAAGCCGGTAGTGGCAGAGCCGCCAATGGCGTTGGGTGCGTAAGTGCCCCCAGCTCCGATAACGAACTGCCCCCGGAGGTCTGGGGTACCTTGGGTACCATCGCACAGCCCGTAGCCGGCTGGGACGTTCGTCACCGACCCCGACCACAGGATGATGGCCCCCTGAGGAACCGGGTTGTTCAGTTGCGTGGGAGTGGCGGTGACCGGGGAGTCCAGGTTCGGGAAGGTGTTCACCAGGACCGACTTGATCATCCTGAGATGGTCGTCAGCCTGGGATACTGAATCGGTAGACAGCGGGTTAGCTGCGACCAACTGATTGATATAGGTTGCGGATTCGATGGCCATTACTTACACCTTCATGATGAACGCCAAGGCGTAGTAGGGGTTCCGGATGTCGAATGCCGCACCGTTACCGGCGCTGCCAATGCTGATGTTGTGGGCGTGCGAACCTGCCGCATCCATGTACACGCCTGTGAACGCCGCAGCAGTGACACCTGCGTCTCGAGCGTTTGCGCTTGTGTTGTCGACCCTTACGTTGTAGTCGAGACCTTGCGCCGCGCTGTGCTGCAGGAATGCACCTGCCTGAGGACCGTGTACGTGACCCGGATCGTGGAGTGTGTGGGCGTGGTTACCCTGGGCATCCATGGAGGCCGCGTGGGTGTGCGCAGGCATGTTGGCCTGGCTCAGGCTGATTGCAACCGCGCCCCCCTTGGCACCTATGGCGTAGGACCCACCAGAGGCGATGACGAAACGGTCCCTAAGGTCCGGAGGGGTAATGTTGCCCGTACCATCCGACAGGGCTACGGCCACCCCGTTACATAGGGTCCATCCAGACGGGAGAGTTGCCCCCGACCACATGGCAATCAACCCAACCGGAGTACCGTTGTTCAGGTTCTCTACTGTGGCCGTTAGGGGGGCCTTCATTGTCGGGAAGGTTGCCTTCAGGGTCGACTTGATGAGCCTGAGGTGATCGTCAGCAAATGCGATGTGGTCCGAGCCTACGGGGTTCGTGGGGACCAGATCGCTGATGTATGTACCTGTTTCGAGTGCCATATGGGTGTTACCCCACCATGGGGGTACTTAGGAGTTCTGAGTGGATTGGAGATGCGGAAGGAAGGCGGATACCATGCGCTGGAGTGTGTAGCACATGGGCTCGCCCTCGGCTGCGTGAGCATTGATGCCCGCGTACTCAAGGATGTCCAGGGTCGCGTGGGTACATTCGTGGACGAGGACATCCACTCCCGATCCTGGGGATACCCATATGACCGTGGGGCCTTGGGTCTCCCAGCAGAGTCCCTCGGATGTCGTGAGGTCCTCGAGGCTTAACTGAAAGCGCTTCGCAAGGATCCTTAGGGCCGAGGGGTCTTGGGTCATCCACACCGAGCGGCCCCAGGGGTGGGCCTGGTACTTGTGAACGGTTCTCATTTGCAAATACCTTGTACAACCTTGTACAGCCACCGGGGTGCCGGGGGTACCTTGGGAATTAGGGGTGGATCAACTTTGGGTTACCCGGGGGTGCCTTGGGGGTCTCGAGTTTTGGCCAGGAGACTCCCACTCATCAGGTTCAACAACAACAACAACGGCTGAGGCTTTACCGGAGTTTTTGAAGGGCCTGAAACCGGGGACATGGGGGTACTTCAGGATCTGCGCTGGGCAGAATCTAGGCGCACCTTGCGCTAACTCGTTGATTCTATTGAGGTTGCACTAGATAAGCTATCTAATGCAGAAGAAAGCAGGAGGAATCCAGTGGAGATCTGGAGGTGTCGCGGGGAGCTGGGGCGCGTGGGGATCTGTAGGGCCTGAGGTGTTGCGCGGATGCATCTAAATGAGAACGATTCGTGATAATAGTCTTGACTTTCGTTTAGATCTTTTCGAGAGGCGCACGAACTATTTTCACTGGCCCTATTGCACAGTGTTGTACAACGATGTTAAAGTCCACCCATCGCAGCACACAACCCAGACAAACCGGAGAAACACCATGACTGACATCAACAACATGCAAGACATCCTGGACGTAAGAGACATCATCGCTCGAGTTGAGGAACTGCGTGAAGGTCGCGAAGAGTACAACGAGAAGATGAGCGACGGTGCCGCATGGGACAAGGTAGAGGACGGGGAGCCTGAGGAGCTTAAGACCCTCGAGTCCCTGCTCTCAGAACTAGCGGGCTACGGTGGTGATGAGCAATGGGAAGGAGTCTGGTATCCCGTGACACTCATACGCGATAGCTACTTCACTGATTACGCTCAGGAACTGTGCGAAGACATCGGGGACATCCCGCGTGAGCTTCCTCACTACATCGAGATCGATTGGGAAGCAACGGCTCGAAACATCCGCACTGATTACTCATCGGTTGAATTTGACGGCGTGACCTATTGGTATCGCTAAGTCTTGTACAACACACTGCAACACGGGAGTACACATGACCAGAAGAGTCTACAGCCTGGCCCCAATCGCTGAGGGAGACCAGGCGCAACAAAGCGTAAGCGAATGACAGGTCGAAACCCCCGCGAGGGGTCTCACGGTTAGTCCGTGACTGATGAGACCAACTAACGGGAGTAGATATGGCGTGCGTAACAAACTACACAGTCCAGTGCAAGGATGAGACTACCGGAGAGACCGGATGCTTCCTGTTTGACACCGAGCACTGGCAGAGAACGGGCAAGTTCCGAGCTACCAGCCCAGTGTTTCCTTCTTTGGTCTCCTTCTTCGCGTGGGATACCGAAAACGGTTTCAAACGGGGGCCTTGCTACTTGGAGCGTTCGATGGACGAAGAAGAATGAACGACCGACTCTACCACTTGGTTGCCATCAACGAACGCACGGGCCGCAAGGATTACCTAACGCGTTACCCGATGCCACATGAAGACTGCTGTGTCATGAAGAGCAAGCAATCTAGGCCTCACCGCGATGTGCGGATCAAACTAGAAGAGGTAGTCCGTCCGTGTTCAATCTAGACTGGCAAACCGTTCGCTTCGCAACCCTAACAATCTCGGGACTCGCAACGATTGCGGCCCTAGTGATAACCATTCTCTGCATCGGGTAACACAATGAATAGCAAAGAATTCCGCGTGATGGTTACGCACTCTGGCGTAGTAGTTCCGTCTTCGTGCATTTTTTCAGGCACTTTGGGGAAATGCGAAGCATGTGTTAAGCGTCTTCGCAGGCGTGAGCGGCACGCAATCGTAGATTACGTTGTACTTCCCTGCGTAGAGTAAAGGAGTCCGAACAA